ATGGGGAGTGAGCAGACCACCCAGCGCAGGGAGCGCATTTCCGCACAGCGGGAGTTGTTCCTGTCGGCGCTGGCTGAAGGCCTGACCGTTAGCGGGGCTGCCCGGCGCGCCAGCGTGCCACGGGGAACCCTGTATCACTGGCGGGACGATGATCCGGATTTTGCACAGGCGTGGAGGGATGCCGAAGAGGCCGGGGCTGATGCGCTGGAAGACGAGGCTCTGCGGCGGGCGGTGTCGGGGTTGGTCGAGCCGGTGTTTTATGGCGGCAAGGAAGTCGGGGAGGTTCGGAAATATTCCGACAGCCTGCTGGTGTTCCTGCTGAAGGCCCGCCGTCCTGACAAATACCGTGACCGGGTCAGTACCGAAGTTTCCGGCCCCCATGGTGGTCCGATTGAGCTGACCGACACCGAACGGGAGGCGCGCATCCAGTCCTTGCTGGCGCTGGCAGCCGAACGGGCAGAAACTGAAAAAAAGTGTTGATGTTCTTGTTTCGTTCTTATAAGGTGACATTATTGAATGATGGCAAAAGCAGGTTTAAAGCCGTGAGCGCAAAAGTGGTTCCGGTTTTGCGCGCTGTCACTGCGACAGATCAAAAGGTTAGACCAGCGTGCCTGCGTCAGGTTTAACGCACGCTGGTCTAAAGACGCCCGCCACTGATGAGGTCATCATCATGGCGGGTTTTTTGTTGTCCCGATGTGGTGAAAACGAGACTCCAAGATGAAGAGCGACAGTGTCAAACACCTGCTCGCCCACCTGACGTCCGCCGAGTTGGCTGAACTGGATAGCCTGCTGACGGTGGGCAAGGTGTGGATGCCGCTGCCGGGGCCGCAGGCGGTGGCCTATGACAGCCGGGCCGATGTGATTGGTTACGGCGGGTCTGCTGGCGGCGGGAAAACCGATCTGGCTTTGGGGATGGCGCTGACGAAACACACCGTCAGCGCCATTTTTCGTCGCGAGGCGACCCAGTTGCACGGGATCATTGAACGTCTTGCCGAGCTGCGGCAGGGCCGTGACGGCTATAACGGTTCGGAGAAAATCTGGCGGCTGGGCGAGGGCAAGCGGATCGAGTTCGGATCAGCCCCCAATGCGGGTGATGAAACCCGCTATCAGGGTCGCCCGAAAGACCTGTTGGTGATCGACGAGGCGACCAACTTTCTGGAACAGCAGGTGCGCTTTCTGATGGGCTGGGTACGCACCACCACTCCCGGTCAGCACTGCCAGACACTGATGACCTTCAACCCGCCGACCAATGCCGACGGGCAATGGATCATCGCCTTTTTTGCCCCGTGGCTGGACCGCACCCACCCCAACCCGGCGCAGGCCGGTGAGGTGCGCTGGTTCGCCAGTCTGGACGGGCGCGACGTGGAACTGACCAGCCCTGAGCCATTCAGCCACAACGGCGAACGGATCAGGCCGCAGTCGCGCACCTTCATTCCGTCGCGCATCACCGACAACCCCTATCTGATGGGAACCGGCTACATGGCAACGCTGCAATCCCTGCCCGAGCCGCTGCGCTCGCAGATGCTGCACGGCGACTTTACCGCCGGGCTGGAGGATGACGCCTATCAGGTGATCCCCTCGGCGTGGGTGATCGCGGCACAGGATCGTTGGCAGCCGCGTGATGTGTCCGGCAAGGGGCCGATGGACAGCATGGGCGTTGACGTGGCGCGGGGCGGGCGGGACGAAACGGTGATTGTCCGCCGTCACGGGGCATGGTTTGACGAACTGGTGACCCATCCGGGCAGTGCTTCGCCCGATGGTCCCAGTGTGGCGGCGCAGGTGCTGGCGGTGCGGCGCGATGCCGCCCCGGTCCACATCGACGTGGTGGGCTGGGGAGCCAGCCCGTTCGACTTCCTGCTGTCGAACGGGGTGCAGACGCTGGGCATCAACGGGGCGTCAAAGTCCCATGGCACCAGCCGCGAGGGCGGGTTGCGCTTTGTCAACCGCCGCGCCGAAGTGTGGTGGCGGCTGCGCGAGGCGCTCGACCCGTTAAGCCCGCAACCGCTGGCCCTGCCGAAAGACCCGCGCCTGCGGGCCGATCTGTGCGCGCCGAAATGGACGCTGGGGACTGGCGGCATCCAGATTGAAAGCAAGGACGACATTATTGCCCGGCTGGGCCGCTCGCCTGACCGCGGCGATGCGGTGGCGCTGGCGCTGATATCCACCCTGAAAGACAACGTGCGAGCTTCGGCCCCGGCCTTTGCGGTCGGGGCGGACTACGACCCCTTTGGAGGACAGTAAGATGGGAATGTTAGGCGGCGGCGGCAGCGCAACGCCGACGGTGGCAACGATCACCCCGACCAAGGCCGCAAGCATGGCCGATTCCGCCGTGCAGGACGCCTATGCCGCGTCACGCAAACGCTATAGCGCGGCAGGCACCAACACCACCGTTCTGACCAGTGGCAGCGGGGCCAGTGGAGCCACCACCACCGGCGGCAAGACCCTGTTGGGCCAGTAAGGAACAGGCACGATGGCAACGTTGATGACACAGGGTGGGCCGGGCGATGGTCCACCCGCCAAACAAAAAGGGGGGCCACCTGCCGACCGGCCTGACCGGCCCTATGGCAAGGAGGCAGCCCCTCGGGCGCCGCAAAACCTGACAGTCTCCCCCGCCGAGGCCACTCGCATTCGCCAGCAGGTGTTGCAGCGCCACGCCGCCCTGAAGTCCGAGCGCGAAAGCTGGGTCGATCACTGGCGGCAGGTGTCGGACGTGGTGTTGCCGCGCCGGGGGCGGTTCCTGATCAGTGACCGCAACAAGGGCAGCCGCCGGAACCGCAAGGTGATCGACAACACTGCCACGCTGGCGCTGCGCGATCTGGCCTCCGGGCTTATGGGCGGGGTGACCTCGCCCGCCCGCCCGTGGTTTCGCCTGTCCACCCAGCGGCCCGGCCTGATCGAAGACGGCGACGCCCGCCGCTGGCTGGCGGACGTGGAACGGCTGATGCGGGAAATCTTCAACCGTTCCAACACCTACAACGCCCTGTTCTCGGTCTATGAAGAGCTGGCCGCCTTTGGCACGGCGGCGATGCTGGTCTACGAGGACTATGACACGGTCATTTCCTGCGAAACCCTGACCGCCGGGCAGTATTGCGTTGCCCCCGACAAGCACGGGCGGGTGCATGCCCTGTACCGTGACCACGCGATGACCGTTGAACAGGTGGTGCAGGAGTTCGTTGAAACCGCGCCGGGGCAGTATGACTGGTCGGTGGTATCGTCGGCGGTGCGCCAGCAATGGGAGCGCGGCCTGCGCGATGGCTGGGTGGACGTGATGCAGGCCATCGAGCCGAATCCTGACTATCGCCCGGAGAGCAAGCTGGCCCGTCATGCCCGGTTTCGTTCGCTGTGGCTGGAAGTCGGTGGCCCGCCTGACCGGCTGTTGCGGCTGTCGGGCTTTCAGGAGTTTCCCGCCCTCTGCCCGCGCTGGAACATTGCCGGAGCGGATATTTACGGCACCTCTCCGGCGATGGACGCGCTGGGCGATGTTGAACAGTTGCAGATGCAGGAACGCGAAAAGGCCAAGGCCATTCAAAAGATGGTCAACCCGCCGCTGAATGTGCCGACCAGCACCCAGCGTAACGCGGTGGTCAATGCCCTGCCGAATGGCATCACCTATTTCGATCCGACCAGCGGCGGTACCTCGGCGGCGATGGCAACGCCGCTGTATCAGGTGCAGCCGCGGGTGATGGAATTGCAGCAGGACATGGAGGTGGTCCGCCAGCGCATCCGGGCCTCGTTCCATGCCGATCTGTGGCGGATGATCACCGATCTGGACCGCTCGGGCATCACCGCCACCGAGGTGGACGCCCGCAAGGAAGAAAAGCTGGTGATGCTGGGGCCGGTGCTGGAACGGCTGCACCACGAACTACTGGACCCGCTGATTGATCGCACCTTTGCCATTGCCCAGCGGGCCGGCATCCTGCCAGAGATCCCCGAGACGCTGGGCGGGCAGGATATCCGCGTCGAGTACATTTCGATGCTGGCGCAGGCCCAGCGGGCGGTGGCGATCAACGGCATCGAGCGGATGGTGGGCTTTGTCGGCCAGTTGGCGCAGATGGACCCGTCGGTGCTCGACAAGCTGGACCGCGATCAGGCGGTGGATGAAGTGGCCGAAGCGATCGGTGCGCCGCCACGGCTGATCCGCTCCGATGACGAGGTGGGTCAGATGCGTCAGCAGCGTGAACAGGCGCAGGCCCAGCAGGCGCAGGCGCAACAGCAGATGGCGATGATGCAACAGGCGGCGCAGGGCGCTCAGACCCTGTCGCAGACCGACACCAGCGGGCAGAACGCCCTGACCGATCTGATGGCGCTGACCGGGGGGGCGATGTGATGCGGGAGCTTCCCTTTGCCATTGATGCCCCCGAGCAGGAACAGCGCCGCAAGGACAAGGCCAGCGAAGCCGCCGACCGTGACGCCGCCGACCTGCGGGCGGTGCTGGCGCTGCCCGAGGGGCGTCGTTTGCTGGCTTCGCTGATTGCGCAGGCGGCACCGCTGGCGACCACCTTTCAGGCTGACCCGCTGACGATGGCCTTCCGCGAGGGCCATCGCAACGCCGGTCTGGGCCTGATTGCCCGCATCAGCCAGACCGCGCCGGAGTATCTGGCCGGGCTGGTGTTCAGTTCTCCCGCAAATCCCGAGTAAACGGAGTAATCCCGACCATGACCGACACCATCCCCACCGCCCCGGAGGCTCCGGCGGCGGCCCCTGTTGCTGCGCCTGCGGCGGCTGAGACTGTGGCCACCAGCCTGTTGGGGGCTGCATCTGCGTCCGCCGGGACTCTGGTCTCCAATGGCCAGTCTCCGCAACAGCCCGCCGAGGCCGGGGCTGCGGCAGACTACTCGACCCTTGCCCTCCCCGAAGGAGCCAACGCCGATCCGGCGACCATGGACGCCTTCAAGGCGCTGCTGGGCGAACACAAGCTGTCAACGGAAGGGGGCCAAAAACTGCTCGATCTGCATTTGCAGACCCTGCAGGCCCAGCAGCAGCAGGTGCAGCAGACCATCGCCGGATGGGCGCAGCAGGTCGGGAATGACCCGGAAATCGGCGGTGTCCGCCAGGCGCAGGTCCTCGGGCTGGCCCGGCAGGCACTGGATACCTATGGCTCGCCCGAATTGCTTGGCGTGCTGAACGAGACCGGCCTTGGCAACCACCCGGAGGTGATCCGTGCCTTTTACCGCATGGGCAAGGCCATTGCCGAAGATGGCCGCCGCGGGCCGGGCCATGGTGTGGCCCCTGACCCGCTGCGGGCGCTGTATCCGACCATGTTCAAGGACTGATACCGGGGCACCGACCAAACCAACACACCTTCACACCACACCTTCACATCAAATCTGAGGACCAAATTCCATGAGCACTCTTTCCAACACCAATCCGACCCTGAATGATCTGGCCAAGGCCACCGACCCCAGCGGCAGCATTGCCAGCGTGGTGGAAATCCTGTCGCAGTCGAACGAGATCCTCGACGACATGACGTGGATCGAAGGCAACCTGCCGACCGGTCACCGCACCACCATCCGCTCGGGCCTGCCGGTGCCGACCTGGCGCAAGCTGTACGGCGGCGTGCAGCCCGCCAAGTCGGAACGGGTGCAGATCACCGATACCTGCGGGATGCTGGAAGCCTATGCCGAAATCGACAAGGCGCTGGCCGACCTGAACGGCAACACCGCCGCCTTCCGCCTGTCGGAAGACCGCGCCCACATTGAGGGCATGAGCCAGGCGATGGCGACGGCGCTGTTCTATGGCAATGAAACCACCACCCCGGCGGCCTTCACCGGGCTGGCCCCGCGCTATAACAGCCTGAGCGCCGAGAACGCCGACAACATCGTCTCCCACGGTGGGGCGGGCAGCGACAATGCCTCGATCTGGCTGGTGGTGTGGGGGCCGGACTCGGTCCATGGCATCACGCCGAAGGGCAGCAAGGCCGGGTTGCAGACCAAGGATCTGGGCGAAGTGACCGTCGAGGATGTCGATGGCAATGGTGGCCGGATGCAGGCCTATCGGTCGCATTACCGTTGGGATGCCGGGTTGTCGGTGCGCGACTGGCGCTATGTGGTGCGTATCGCCAACATCGACGTCAGTGACCTGGGTACGGTGGCGAATACCAAGAACCTGATCACCTCGATGGTGATGGCCTCGGAGCGTATTCCGGCGTTGGGCAAGGGCCGCGCCTGCTGGTACGTCAACCGCACCATCCGCGAAAAGCTGCGGCTGGGGATCACCGAAAAGATCGCCAACAACCTGAGCTGGGAAACCGTCGCGGGCAAGCGGGTGATGACCTTTGACGACATCCCGGTGCGTCGCTGTGACGTGTTGCTGAACACCGAAGCCGCCGTTTCGTAACCCCTGGAGCAAATCCCGAGCAGATGGGTCCATCTGCGACGACGTATTTGCTTAAAATACAATATATTAGAGCATTTGAAGTGATCCAGAGAGAACGGAAAATGCTCTCATCAACTACCAGACCTGCCATTTCCCCGCTTGCGGGGGAATGGCCTTCACGAAGGACATTCCACAATGATCATCGACACCCGAACCCAGTTTGCCTCTGCCACCGCGCTGAATACCGGCGCGGCGGGCACTTACACCCTTGGTGATGTGATCGACCTGAAGGCCACCGGGCTGGATATCGGCCACGGCGAGCCGCTGTATCTGGTGATTCAGGTCAGCACCACCGCCACCTCCGGCGGGTCGGCCACCGCCAACTTCACCCTTGCCAGCGACAGCACCGCCAGCATTGCCACCGATGGTTCGGCCAGCGTCCATTACACCACCGGGGCCATCGCCCTGTCGGCGTTGAGTGCCGGAACGATGGTGGCGGTGGTGGCCCTGCCGCAGGGCACCTATGAACGCTATCTCGGCCTGTTGCAGACCACCGGAACGGCGGCCTTTACCGCTGGCAAGATCAACGCCTTCCTGACCCTCAATCCGCCGAAGTGGAAGGCCTATTCCGACGGGATCTGATCCCGACCCTGATGCACGTTCCAGCCCCTGCCATCCGGCGGGGGCTTTTGCTTTTGGAGATGCTGAATGCCGCGTTACAAAGTGATCCAGCCCTGTTTCCTTGATGGTGTCTTGCGCGAAATCGGCGAGGTGATCGAATTCAGTGGCGCACCGGGCAAGGCCCTGTTGCCGCTGGAGGCCGCCAGTAAACCGGCTTTGACCAAGCCCGCAGTTTCCCGCAAGACGGAGGGCTAAGGCGATGGCTGTCTCTCCGGTTTCTGTCTGCTCGCTGGCCCTGACACGCCTGGGGGGGCAGCCGATTGCCTCGCTGTCCGAAGGCTCGAAAGAGGCCATCCTGTGCAGTGCCTTTTATGAGCTGTCCCGCGATGCCACCTTGCGCGACCACCCGTGGAACTTTGCCACCCGCCGCCGGGCACTGGCGGTGTTGTCCAGCGGCGGGACGGACGGCGATGCGGCCATTCCGTGGGCTTACATCTATGGCTGGCCGTCTGATTGCCTGCTGGCGCGGCGGATTCACAATCCGGCAAGCACTGTCGTTGCCATCCCCTATGAGGTGGCGCTGAACAGCAGTGGCGAGCGGGTGATCTATACCGATCAGGCCACCGCCACGCTGGTTTATACCACCCGCATCACCGACCTGACCCTGTGTGATCCGCTGTTCATTGAGGCGATGACGTGGAAGCTGGCCACTGAATTGTCCATTCCGCTGACGCAGGATCGCGGGCTGATGCAGGTGGCAACCACCATGTACCAGAACGCCATCGCCAAGGCCCGCATGCTGGATGCCAACGAAGGCAGTGCCGACGACCTCAGCCAGGCGAGTTGGCTGGAAGCGCGCCTTGGATACCAGAGCCTTTATTAGAATGCCCTCAGGCGCCGGGCGCAGGCTCCGCCCCTGACTTCAAGGATCACACCCATGACCCAACGGATGTTCATTCCCAGCTTTGCCGGGGGCGAGCTGTCGCCCGCGATGTATGGCCGGGTCGATATCAGCAAATACGCCATCGGGTTGCGGCGCTGTCGCAACTTTCTGGTCCATCGTACCGGTGGGGTGTCCAATCGGGCAGGGTTCCGCTTTCTGGGGACGGTGGCCGATGAAGACGTGGTGCCGACGCTGATCCCGTTCCGCTTCAACACCAGCGCCGATCAGGTGGCGATCCTCGAATTCGGCAATTACACCATGCGCATCTGGTATCAGGGGGCGCTGATCACCGACGACACAGACGCGGTGCTGGTGGTCACCACTCCCTACACCGCCGCCGAAGCCGCAGTGATGGGGCGAGTGCAGTCCGGCGACGTGATGTATCTGGCTCACCCGGACCATCCGCCGCAAAAGCTGTCGCGCACCGCCTGGGACGAATGGAGCTTTGACGAACTTGATTTTGTGCCGAAGTTCGAGTTGCCGACCACTGGAAGCACCGCATGGCGGCTGACCAAGGTGCGGCAGCCGAACACCACGACCGGCATGACCCCCAGCGCGGCGGGCGGGGTGATCACCATGGTGACCAATGGCAGTTATGGTGTGCCGGTGGCCGGATGGGAAGCCGCCGATGTTGGGCGGATTGTCAAATACAAGGGGGACAGTGAAATCTTCATCACTGCGGTGTCTGAGGACCGGATCACCGCCACTGGCACCGTATTGGGTATTTTGCCATCCATTGGTACGGCAGGGTATGAGCAATGGTCGATCTGGGCCTATCAACTGAGCGGCTCAACCACCGCCTGGTCAGCGTCGCTGTCCGGTTCCACACACACCTACACTGAAACGATCACCTACAAGATCACCGCCATTTCCGAGGAAACCGGCGAAGAAAGCCTGCCGTCTGATCCGGTATCGATCCTGGGGCCGACGTCTGATGACTGGCCGGTGGGGACCAAGATAAAACTGACCGGCCCGGCCAGTGGTGACACGGTGGCCTATTACCGGATCTATAAGGAACAGAACGGCATGTATGGCTATGTCGGGCTGGCCGCCGAAGGTGAGTTTACCGATGACAACCTGACCCCGGACATTTCCGACGGCCCGCCCGATGCCCGCAACCCGTTTGCGGCGGCAGGCGATTATCCGGCGCTGGTCACCATGCACCAGCAGCGGCTGTGCTTTGCCGCCACCGACAACACTCCGAACGGGGTGTGGATGTCGCGTACCGGCTTTTTCGAGAATTTTTCCGTTGCCACCCCGACCAAGGACGACGACGCCATCACCTTTGCCATCGGCTCGGGCGAGATCAACGCCGTGCGCGGGTTGGTGTCGGTCAATGACCTGATCATTCTGACCGCAGGCAGCGAGAACGTCTGCACTGGCGGCAACACCGGCTCTGCCCTGACCCCAACCAGTGTCACCGTTAGGCCGCAATCGTACTGGGGTGGTGGTGATTTGCCGCCGCTGGTGTCGGGAAATCGGGCGCTGTTCATTCAGGGACTGGGCAGTGCGGTGCGCGATCTGGGCTATGAGTACAGCGTCGATGGCTTCAAGGGCAATGACCTGAGCGTGATGGCTCGCCACCTGCTGGATGGATACAGCATTGTTTCATGGGCCTATGCGCAGGTGCCGGATTCCACTTTCTGGCTGGTGCGCAGCGATGGGGCGCTGTTGAGCCTGACCTATTTCAACGAACAGGAATTGCAGGCATGGGCGCTGCACACCACCCCCAACGGGTCTTTCGAGCGGGTGGCGGTGATTGAAGGCGAGGACCGCCACGAGCTGTATGCGGTGGTGCGGCGGACGGTGGATGGCGTGGAGCGGCGGTTCATCGAGCGGCTGGCCCGCCGTCGGCTGGACACCATCGGCGATGCGGTATTCCTCGACAGTCATTTGACCTACACCGGCAGTGCGATCAGCAGTGTCAGCGGGCTGGATCATCTGGAAGGGGCGACGGTCGGGATCATGGCCGATGGCACGGTGCTGGATGATGCGGTGGTCAGCGGCGGGGCGATTAGCCTGCCACGAGGGTTCTCGCAGGTGGTGGTCGGGCTGCGCTATGACGCCGACAGCGTGATTGAAACGCTGGATATCGATCTGGGCGCGGTGCAGGGGCTGGGCAGTGTGCAGGGCCGCAAGAAGAGCCTGACCGGGGCGACCATCCGGCTGGAACAGTCGCGCGAGTTCTACGCCGGTCCCGATGACGACCACCTGACGCTGACCAAGGCCGCACCGTCGGTCTATGACGCCCCGCCGGACCTGTTCACCGGCGACGTGTCGCTGATGATCCCGCCCACCTGGAGCAAGACGGGCCGGATCGTGCTGAAGCCCGCCGGGCCGGTGCCGCTGACGGTGCTGGCGATCGCCCCGGATATCACCATCGGAGGATAAGGCCATGCGGCCAATCAGGATTGTTGCCGCGCAGGATCACCACCTGCGCGATCTGGCCCGTCGTCTGCGTGCCGGTGACCGGGCCGAAGTGGCGGCGCTGGGCTATCCCGACCCGCTGCCCGGCATTCGTGCCAGTGCGGCGGCATCGCTGTGGGTGAAAGCCGGGGTGATCGACACTCGCCGGGGCGAACGGGTGCTGGCGGTGTGGGGGCTGGGGGGGGTGGCCGGTGAGCCGGACGTGGGCGGGCCGTGGCTGCTGTCTACCCGGTCGATCGAACGCTACCGCAGCGCCCTGCTGCGCTACGCCAAGACCGAGATACCGGCCATGCACCAGCAGTTTCCCATCCTGCGCGGGGTCGTCGATGCCCGCTATGCCGGGGCGGTGCGCTGGATCGGCTGGATGGGGTTTCAGTATGGGCCGCCGCTGGAGATCAACGGTGTGCCGTTTCTGCCTTTTGAACGGAGGGTGTAATGGGATTGGGAATTGGAGAGGCCCTTGCTCTTGGGGCGATGGGGGCCGGGACGGCCGTCTCTGCGGCTGGCAGCATCAAGCAGGGTAACCAGCAGGCCGCACAGGCCAACTATCAGGCGGCCATGGCGACCAACAACGCCAACATTGCCCGCCAGAATGCTGCCGATGTTGTTACCGCTGGCAAGGCCGAGGAACAGCGCCAGCGCATCGCCAACAGCCAGCAACTTGGCGAACTGCGGGCAGGGATGGGGGCGTCTGGCGTGGATGTCGGGATGGGATCTGCGGCGGACGCCAGCGCCGATCAGGTGATGATCGGGGAAACCAACGCGCTGAACCTGCGGGATAGCTGGATACGAAACCAGAACAACTATCTGCAACAGGCCAACGACCTTGAGAATCAGGCGTCGATGTACAGCGCCGCCGCCAAGAACGCAAAATCGTCCGGCCTGTGGGGTGCCGTGGGAACCCTGCTGTCCGGGGCCGGAAAGGTTGGGTCTGCATGGGCGGCGATGCCTGAATCTCCAAAGACTGACTTGGGATCAAAGCTATCCGGGACAAGAGCGCGGTTTAACTCGCAAGTCCAATCGAGCATGAATACTTGGCGTCCTTGATTAAGGAAAAAAAAGACATGGCAATCCGTTTACCGAACCGTGTACCGAACAGCCCCGGCTTTGCCCCCGCCCAGTCCCAGCAGATCGCCGCCCCCGCCGGGGCCTTTGGCTCTGGCGGGGCTGGGCTGGTCGATGCGGGCAAAGATATCACGGCGATGGGCCAGCAGATGGCTCAGGAGGCACTCCCATGACAGTTCTGACCACCACCAGCACCGTTTCCTATCAGGGAAACGGGGCAACGAAGTCGTTTGACTTCGCATTCAAGATTCCACTGGGTGCGCTGGTGATCACCATCACCTCTGCCGATGGCACAGAGAGCACCCCGGACGAGGGCACTTATACCGTCACCGGCTATGGCAATGCCAACGGCGGGACCGTGACGTTTGCCTCGGCCCCGGCGACGGGCGTGACGGTGACGCTGGCCCGGCAGGTCGACCTGTTGCAGGAAGTCGCCTTGAGTACTGGCAGTGCCTTTTATGCCGAAGTGATCGAAGCCGAACTGGACCGGCTGACGATGGTTGACCAGCAAATGCGGGAAGGGCTGGCGCGGGCGGTGAAAGTTCCGGTTGGCCTCGACAGTACGCCCGAGGAGTTGCTGGACGAGCTGTTGGGTACACGGGACGCAGCAGCCCTGTCTGCGGCAGCGGCAGCAGCCTCGGCAGCGACGGCAGGGAGTGCCGCCGAGGCAGCCTCGACCGCTGCCGGAGGGATCGTTGGGGTTTCTGTTGGCTGGTGGGGGGCCATTCCGGACGGCGTGCAACTGTCAACGGCGACAATGATCGCAGGCAGTGCGGTTTTGACGGCCAAGGATCCGGTGTTCAGCGCTGATGATGTGGGCAAGCTGGTGGTGGTTAATGGAGCCGGTGCCAATGGAGCGCCGCTGTACAGCACCATCACCGCCTGTAGCTCGGAGATGATGGTTTCGCTGGCATCGGCTGCCGGAACCAGCGTAAGCAATGCTGAAACGACCTATGGCACAGATCAGCATGCGGCGATACAAAAAGCCTGTAGCGCCACCTATGGGGGAACAATTTTCATTCCGGCAGGCATTTACATGCTGTCGGAGCCGGTCGTTCTGCCGTTTGCTCCCGCGACATCCGGTTCGCAGGTGGTTGTCTCGCGGGTGCTGGGTGCAGGGATGAGCCTCACTTCTCTGGTTTGTGCCGGGGATTTCCCGGCGCTGACCTATTCCAGCGGCGCGACCTTCACCGAGTTGGGTGAATTGGCATGGCTGCGCATTCAGTCCGAATACGGGGTGAAGATCGGCGACCGTACCGCGCTGATCTCGGACTCTGGCGGCGGGGGTGCCTATAAGCAACGGTGGTGGTGCCACCACGTTGAATTCCGCTCGCACAGGGCGGCCAGCGGAATCGGCATTGATGCGTCCAAGCTGTTCAAGTTTGCCATCACCAATTGCCATTTCGATGGCATCGGCACCGGCATTCTGCTGGCGGGCTGCGATAATGGTCTGGTCGAAAACAATTCCATCCGGGGATCGCGCCTGTACGGGATTTATGAGCGCAGCGCCCAGACGTTTGGTTCGCAGACAATCATCCGGGGCAACGAAATCATCGGGAATACGGGGACCGGCACCACCTACATCAAATCATGCAGTCGGCATGTGTCGATTATCGACAACTATCTTGAGTGCGATTACCACGCCGTCACCATCGACCTGACCGATATCGACGCTCCGGCGTGGTTTGGGGCGAACATTGCGCAGGGGCCGTACACCATTGTCGTGCGGGATAACCGCATCGAGGGCGGCAACAACGCCTCGGTCGCTCAGTACCGCGTCAATCGGGACCGTACGTTTTCGGTGGTCATCGATGACCGCTGGCAGGGCGGTGCCAACTGGGGGGCTGGCCTGTGGACAGACAATTCCGGGGCGGTGGTCGATAGCGTCAGGCCTGCGATTAATGGCGTGTCCTCCCTGACCCTTCACCTCGGCGAAAGTGGCCGGTGCTTTGGCGAGCTGTGGGCCAACTTCAGGACGACTTCCCGGCAGCAGGTAACCAACGGGCGGTTGGTCATGCCCGCCACCGATACGCGCGCCGTGCACACGGCGATTGACGCCAACTTTGCCTTGCGCGTGCGGGGCACACGCTGGGTGCTGCCTGCGGGCTGGTCGTCGTCTGCCCCGGCCCGTCTGTACTGGCAGGGAACCGAAACCGACAAGCTGCTGACCGCCGGGCGGCAGTACAAAATGAGCCTGCTGGCCCGCACCACCTATGCCTCTGGCGGGGATGTGCTGGTGGCGGGCTATGGCTCCAACGGGTCGATCCTCAATACCAGCTCGTTTACCCTCGGCAATGATTTCAAGCGGTTCGAGTTCTATTTCACACCGTCGGTGGTGTCGGGGCCATTCATTTCGCTGGGGGCGACAACCTCGCTGGGGGATATCGAGGTTGCCGATATCGCCATTGAACAGCCGGTGGTCAGCGGTACTCCAGCGTTTTCTGTACGGGTCAACACCACGGTAAGTGGTGTAACTGGGGCGGGGGCTGCCTATACGGTGATCCCGGAGACGGTCAACCATAACCCCGGCGGCCATTACAACACCTCGACCGGCATCTTCACCGCCCCGGCCACAGGGCGTTACTGGCTGTCGGCAGCGGTGCGGCTGGGGGGCGTTACCAGTGCTCACACCGTTGGGCTGCTACAGATCACCACCAGCAACCGCAGCTATCAGATTGAGTTCAACCCCTATGCCGGGCTGACATCTGACGGGCGGTACAGCACCGGCCTGTCCGTCGAAGCTGATATGGATGTGGGTGATACCGCTTTTGTGCAGATAGCTGTTTTCAACGGCACCGCTGTGGTGTCGGTGGTCGGTGGGATCAATTACCAGAGCCGTTTTCAAGGGCGTCTGATCGAAATCGGAGGGGCAACATGGTGACAATGACCGACGCGCAACGGGCCGTATTGGCCCATGTGGTGATGGATCCCGATGGCTGGCTGGCCCACGCAGTCGAAGCCTTGGGCGAGGCCGAAGCACAGGCCGCCCTTGAGGCGAAGGTATCACGCTGGCAGGCCGACTATCTGGCCGTGCTGGCCGATGAAGGGGGAGCCTATCGCCCCCGTGCGGAGCGCGAAGGATAAAGGAGGGGATCGTGAGCGCGAAAGGTTTGGATGGGGCCGCCGTGGCAACGGCGGTTTCGGCTCCGGTGTGGGCACCGGGGCTTGATGAAATCAATGCCTGGTTGACGCTGGTCAGTCTGCTGGCCGGGTTGGTGTTTCTGGCATGGCGGTGGCGGCGGTTGTCGCGGCTGACGCCCGATTTGAAAGAGGAAGCGTGATGAATCTGGACCTGTTGAAACAGGAATTGGTGCGCGATGAGAGCGAGCGGCTGAAGCCCTACCACTGCACGGCGGGCAAGCTGACCATCGGCGTTGGTCGCAATCTGGATGATGTTGGCCTGTCGGTGGATGAATCCGCCTATCTGCTGGGCAACGACATTGCTCGCGTGATGGCCGAGCTGGACAAGGCCTTACCGTGGTGGCGGGGGCTGTCCGAAGTCCGGCAACGGGCGCTCGCCAACATGGCCTTTAACCTCGGGGTGCCGCGCCTGAAGGGCTTTGCCCGCATGCTGGCCGCCTTGCAGGCCGGGCAGTGGGATGAGGCGGCGACGCAGGCTTTGGCCAGCAAGTGGGCGCAGCAGGTGGGCGAC